TCGGATTATGTTAACCATAGAATCGTTCATTTGTCAAGGTTTAGAACGGTTTTTTGAACACGGTGTAAGCCCCGGCGGGGTTTCTTACCATGTCCATCAGCATCGCCAGTGAATCGGGTGCGTCATCGTGCTTGTTTTTGCCGATCATTTTGAACGAGAACACTTGTTGCATGAAGAGGTTGTACTCCTTCGACCGCTTGGACGGCTCTAGGAAGACGCACATATCCCGTATGTCGGGTGCTTTATCGAAAATCCGCTGTTCCTTCGATGTGTTCGGCGGTGCGGGCTTGGTCGTGATGCTCATGCGGTATTTCTTCGCTTTTAAAAAGTCCTCAACGCCTTCTTTGTAGGGAAGGGTCATCTTATTAGCCTCGATCTGCAATGCGTCTAAACGGTATTTTGACGCTTTCTCAGCGATCTCGGGCTGTGTCTTCGTCTTGTCCTCGTTGGAAAATACCACATCCACTATGTAGATGTCGTTCCCGTACTGGAAGCCGATAGGTGAAGCCGTGAAGTCCCCACCACCGAAAGCGGGGTCAACCGCCATGAACTTGCGGTCGGGTTCTCTCTCAGGGAGTTCGCCGTTAAAATAACGGAAGCCGTCAGGGGTGAACAGAGTACCCTCTCTCTCGATGGGTTCTCCCATGTACTGCGCCGACCACGATGCCATGTCGTTGTTGTGTTCAAAGGACGCTCTCCTCTGCCGATAGAACTGCGTACTGAACCCTACTCCGTAGTCATAGTCGAAGTTCGACTCGTCATTCTCGTCCAAGGCGGGTAAATTGATAACCTTGTACCTTCGGTCGGCAAATTCGGGGGACTCCTCAAGCATCATCATCCGCACTCCCGCAGGATCAGCGATTGACCATCTCGTACCGACCCACAGTAGCTTGGCGTTCTCCTTCGCTCTAGGGATCAGGTTGTTGTCTACCTTCGACCACGCCGCTACAAGTCGGTCTTTGTTCAAGGCTTCCTCGATACCGCCGATAAGGTCATCGGAGATCAGCATCCCGGAACAGTCACACGCTCCGTTCAAAGTTCCGTATAAAGACCGACAAGTGAGGGAGGGGTATCGCTTCCGTCTTCCTACGTCTAAGGTCTCCAACTGGGCGTTCTTGTTTGAGATGTTTCCGCTGAACACCTCGTGCCACTTGTAGGTATCGGGATCAGTTAAGACCTCCATAACACCGTTGTACATCGCAGAGGTGATGAAGTCGGAATAAGCCGAATAAAGATTGGACTTCTCCGAATCCCTCCCTATCAACCATGTAACGAAGAACATCAAAAGAGAGGTCTTCCCGGTTCTTGGCGGCATTGCAATGAATAACTCGTCCAACTCATCGTCAGCCAAAGCCTGCATCGCATCTGCGGCCTCTTTGAGTATCTTCCTTCTCGGCTGATAGAACCTCTCCTGAGGACGGCGGTCTATCTCCAAGAATACGAGGTAAGCGTCAAAGAAATCCTTCGCATCAAACTTTAACGATTCTTTGTAAAGATCGAACCAGTCTTCCTTCTCCTTCGCTTTCATCATTCCTTTTGCGATGTAATGCCTTAACGTCTTCGATAACTCGTGGGCTTCCTTATGCTCCGTGTCCTCGAACTCCTTTAATAACGTCAGAACGTCAACATACCACTGGAAGGTAAGAGGGTCTCCATCCCCTTCCCACGCTCTCTTTATCATCCACAAGATACCTTTTATGACTTCTTCCATATTTCCTCCAACATCAAAAAAGGACTACCCTTCGGTAGCCCTCCATGACTCTTCCACTAACCTCCTTGTTACTGGGTCTTCCGTATTAAGTTCCCTTTGGGTGTCACATAGAGTTCAGCTTTCTCTTTGCACTGGTTCAGGACGAAATCGTCATTGATGATCGTCATCCCTGTCCCGCTCTTAGAACCGAAGGTGTCCAATACCTTCTTTACTTCGTCAACGTGAACGTATAACCCTTCCCTCATTTTTTTCACTCCGTCTATAAAACATACAAACGTACATCCTCTTTTTCGCTTTGCACGTTTTGCAGTTTTCGCAGTCCTTGCAGATATTCTTCATACGGCTTTTACCTTATTGTACCACGTTGCTCTCGAAATACCAAGTTCACGGCAACACTCGTCCACCGTCATGATGCCCCTTTTTTGTTCTGCGAAAAATTTTGAGAACTCGGAAATCTCGACTTCAGGTCTTCCGCAGTACCTCCCCGTCTTCTTCGAGAACTTCTTCCCGTTCACTATCGGCATTGCGTCAAACCCCTGTCTCTGCCGTTCGAGTATCTTCGCCCTCTCCTGCTCCGCAAATGTACCCATGATCTCTAACGTAAGGTTATTCACTAAACGTCTTATCCAGTCCTGACCTTGGAAGTCTACCATAGACGATGGGATGTCCTCACTCCTCCATATGATGCCGTTTCGGTCGAACCACTGGATCTCCTCCCGGATGTCGGTCATGTTCCTTCCTAATCGGCTTAACTCAAGGAAGAATACCTCGTCCCCTTCTTTGAGTATCCGCTTCATCTTCTGATATTCTTCCCTATCGAGATTCTTTCCGCTCGCTTTGTCGGCGAACACCCTGTCCGCTCCGCACTCCTCTGCGGCCTTGAACTGGCGGTCTAAGTTCTGCTCCTTCGTTGATACTCTTGCGTAATAGTACTTCATGATTTCCCTCCGTGTTGTGTGTTATGGCTCTACAATCTCCTTGGCAAGTACCATCCTGATCCCCAATATCTTCAGGTACTCTATGAACGCTTCAAACTTGATGTCCTTCGCTTCGAGATGCTCGTAGTACTTAGTCCTCGATGGCAGATGCTTCGCCATCTCTGTTTTGCTTATTCCCGCTTCTTCCCGGTAATGCTCGATGATCTTCATCGCTCGGTTTTGTGCTTCGACCCCCATAATTCGTACTCCGTTTTCCGATATTTACTGCGCTATCAGTATAGGATATTCCAGTACAAAAGGCAATATCATCTGTGGATTTTTGCTGTATTTTAATTCCGTACAGGGTGAACCTGAACCTACGATCTGTGAAGTGTGAAAGGTGAATGCGAGGGGGAAGAGGGGGATTTTTTGGGGGAAATGTGGTCGGGGAGGTCTCCCGCCGCCGCATCCGGGTCAAAATCCCCCACAGGGTCACGTTTTCCCCACAGGGTCAGCAAGGCACAGCACAGCCCACAGCCACAGCCCACAGGAAACACACACAGCCACAGCAAACCCACAGCCCACACACAGTACAGCAGACAAAGCGCAAGCCCATACAAAGCCATGTAGAAAGCCACAGCCCCACATAAAGCCCACAGCACAAGCCCCACAAGCCACAGCCTACACAGCCACAGTCTAAAAACATACTATTTTCTAGACAATAAAAAAAAGCGATAACAGAACACAGCCACACACAGCCAAAGCCACACAGGAAATACAGCTTGTTTGTCTTGTTTCTGTTTTTAGTCTGGTAGCGTAAAACTTTATAGTAATTCAGAATTTACTATAGAGTTTCGCTAGATCAACAAAACATTATAGCGACCAGTCTTCTACTATAAAGTTTTTACAGGGTCGACGTATTCGCTTCTTTCATTCCCTTCCCATTCCCTTTTCTTCCTTCCTTTTTCTTCCATACGGCAAGCCCCAAAGGAAAACACACATCTATAGAACACGACCACATCAAACAATATATTTATCATCAAAAATAATTATATTTTGCTTGACATCTGATTATATTTGTAGTAATCTATCATCGAAGGAAGTTATATTTATATCGCAACACAATACACAGCACAACACAAAAGGAAGGAAACAAAATCATGAAAACAAAGAAAACAATCAAAGTAGCTGAAAAAAATTATTTTCTTCATATCTCTATCTATGCATGGAATCTAAGCCCAGTAATTGTATCTGATTGTATGTCTGGAAAAATGGAAGATATTCCGTCTATTTCGACATCTTGCTTACTTAACACACATTGTCAGCAGTACAGGAAAATTGAAGGGAGCATTTGCCAAAAATGTTTCGCCCATGCCACAATAAACAGATATTCGGGTTTATCTAAGAATCTTGAAAGCAATTATTATCTTCTTACTACTTCGGTTTTAGATGAAGATTTGCTCCCGAAGTTTAACGAAGAATTAGCGCCAATTGTCCGCTTTGAGTCCTTCGGCGATATTGAAAACGAAACGCAAGTCATTAACTACGTTAACATTTGCCGGAAAAATCCTAATATCATTTTTGCGCTTTGGACTAAGAATCCGCACATCGTAAGTAAGGCATTCGACAAGGTAGGCAAGCCCGAAAACCTGATTTTGATTCAATCTTCTATTATGATAAACGACATTGTAAAAGCCTATAACGAATACATCGACAAAGTTTTTACAGTCTATGACAAAAAGGGTCAAAAAGGAATCAATATCAATTGTGGGGCAAGACATTGTTTCACTTGTAGACGGTGTTACACAGTCAAAGATGCTGTTGAATACATTTCGGAAGCACTCAAATAAGCCGGACTGGTAGCGTAATTTGTGGGGCTGAAAAAGCCCCACAAAGCCCACAAAAGGAAGGAAGGAAAAAAGATGTATTACTATTTCGATATCGATAGAGAAAAGCTGTATACGCTTGACTACTTAGTACAGGATTACAACAGGTTGAAAGCCGAAAACGAAACCGAAAGCGAAACATTCAAAGAATATCTCAATAATTGCATGACGTATAACAATGGATCGCTGGACATATACAAAGTAAGAACGTTTAAAAGCATGAAAGCGATAGAAAACTTTTTACAGACTATCGACTATGAGTTTATCGAGTGCTACATACTCAAATACGATAGCAAGCGATACATAGACGAATACAATGAAATGGTTTACGAAGTAGCATAAAGGAAGGGAAAAAGACATGGAAAACAGGAAGATTTATGAAGCCGTAAAGAATGACGCAATCAAATTTATATTTAAGTACGGAAGCGAAAAAATCACAAATCCCGGTTTTGATCTATATGACTTCATAGTCGAACACGAACACCGTGACGAAGTACTGCTAAACAGTTACTACATGGGAGCGGAAACCGAAGTACTGGGAAATATCGACATACTGAAAAGCAGAGTTGACGATACTTGCACAGACTATAACTACATAGGCGAACTGTTCCTAAACGAAAATTGGGAAGAACTGGACAGGATGATAAGGCTTGAAGTGTTAGTCAGTAGCTTCGAAATCTACGAAGAACTGGAAGCAAGGCAGAGAGCAATCAAGTCACTAAAGAAAATGCGTGATTCTTACTTTGAAATCATAGACATATGGAATGAACATCCCGACATGATGGAAAATGCCTGTGCAAGTTTCAAGGGAGCAGAAAAGCCCTTCTTTACAAAGTCATTTGATGAACTGGAAATTGATGACTGGGCTTTCGAAATGATGGAAGCACTGAAAGCGTAAAACAGTCTGGTAGCAAAAAGGAAAGTGAGGAAAGCGTAATGAACAGAATACCTAGGTTTATGAAAGAGTACGGAAGCCACATCAATTCAATGAGCAAACTGGAAAACCTAGCAGAAACGACTTCCAAAGTGTACACAGTACTTCAATCGTATAAGCATGGGCTGCTGACCGTAGCCGACGCAATGAAGGAACTTAATGGTATCGAATGGGAAGTGAGGGAAATGTAATGCTTGACAGGATCGAATACAGAAACAGGCTGTACGAACAGATTGAAAGTGTAGTGATGGCAAGGTACAGCGAAGGAATGGACATCTTCGATATGCTTGACATAGTGCTTGACAGTGACGAAGTCGAATACGTCTACGATGAAAATGCCGAACCCTACATGGTGAAGGAAGTACTGACAACAGTCATGATTGACTGGGACATGATGTGAGGATGGTGACCGAAGTGAAAAAGATGTGCTTATGTATGCAGTGTATCGAAGCAATGCGAAGCAGAGGTGAAAAGCTTAGTGTAGGCGATACCTACGGACTGGAATACGAAGTGTTTGAGAACGAGCCGCAAGTGTGCCAGTGGTGTGAAGAAGAAAACCCGGATTTGTACGAAGTGATTATAGAAAGTGAGGTATGACATGAAACTTAAGAAGTTAGACGGATACAATGCCGTACTGGAAAACACAGTGTACTACACTATCCACCTTTGGAAGAACGTACACGATTGGGGTGAAACCTATCCCATCGCATACCTGAAGCGTGGGAATGCTGACAGAATCGCCGAAAAGCTGTGGGATACTGGTAACTTTGAGTGTATCACAGTGAGAAGGGAAGACGTAGTCAGAAGAAACCCAAAGTGTGAGATATCTACGTCAAGTGTAGTGAAGCACTACAGAACCGGGAAGCCTGAAGAATGGGCAAGATGATCGGAAGCCACAGTCACAGTGACAGCTTAATGAGTTGGGAGTGCAAGTCTTCCTGTGGCAATCAAACTAAAGGAAAGTGAGGAAATTAAAATGTACGGAATCGAAGCAATGCACACAGAATTGAGTGTAGAAATCAGTGAGATTGACGCAAGCATGGATGAAATCATCGCATACGTCCACAGGGTCTATGGCAACAAGTGGAAGTTTGACAGAACCGAATCACGTTATCTGTCCTGTGTAATGGCAATCTTTGAAGAAGTGTGAAAGTGAGGTAAAGGATATGGCAAAGCTTGAATACAATGCAATCTGTGACGAACTGTTGGGAAGACCCCATGTGCTGATTGCCGGGAGTACTGGTAGCGGAAAAAGTGTCCTTATCAATTCCATCCTGTACACTCTGCTGACCTATCAGCCGACGGACAAACAGATCGTGTTGATCGACCCGAAGCGAGTTGAACTGTACGCATACAAGAAGCTTCCGCACTGTATCGGATACGCCAGTGAAACATCTGACACCATCGCACTGCTGAACAAGATGTGTACCGTAATGGACAAGAGGTACAGCGAACTACAGCGACAGGGAAAGAAAATGTATGAAGGAAGCGACATCTACGTCATCATTGATGAATTCGCTGACTTGATGATAACCACGAAGGACGCAGAACCACTGATTCAGAGATTGGCACAGCTTGGCAGAGCCGCAAGAGTACATCTTATCATCGCAACGCAAGCCCCTAACAGAGCCGTACTGAAAGCAAACATCATGCTGAATCTGAACGACCGCATTGCCCTTCACTGTAATGACGCAATCGAGTCAAGGCAGATACTCGGACGCAAGGGTGCTGAGATTCTTCCCCGGTTTGGACAGGCAATCTACAAGAGTCCTGAAAAAATCTACATCATGGATGTGCCGTACACAGAGGAAACGAAACTGACTGAACGTATCAATTTTTGGATTTGAAAGTGAGGTAAGCAAAATGACTAGAACTGAAATGATCGACAGACTGGTAGAAATCGCAATGGATGACATGGGCTTCCCCTACAGCGAAGAGGAATACCGTGCGGAACTGGAAGAGATGGATGATGACGGACTGGAAGAAGCAATAAGACTACAGAATGAGGTGAACGGAATGGAATTTGAAAGAGCAAATGCGGCATACACTGGTGGTGGCGTTTACGTCTACTACGGCAGACTGACAGACGGAAGGTATTTCCTTGCTGACGATGACGGAGAAATGATACTGACGGGCACAGACCCGGAGTCCTGTTGGGGTGGTGTCTTCTACTGGGAATGGCAAGAAGAACATGGACTCCCTGTCACAAAAGAACAGGATGACATGGCAGAGGAAGGGCAAGTATGGTGGACGCTTTCCACAGCAGACTGGAATGCGATGCTTGACTGGATCATCACGAACAGACCCGAAGGAAACTACAGTGTGGCTGAACTGGAAGCGAGAAAGGAGTTTTGAAATGACTAAGAAGTTTATCGAGAAGGTGTTCAGATACGGAATGGTGTTCACAAGGAAGTACGACTACGGAACAGCTATAGAGGATCGGTTTGAAGATGACCGCTTCGTGAGGTATCTCATCATCAAGCGCATCCCCGCCAAACTGAGCGGAACAGTTGAAGCCATCAATGGATGGGAAGAAGTCTACAGAGAACGTGTAGCGGAAAGTGAGGTTATCGTATGATTGAAATCAGGCAGATGCCAAGTGGGTTTTGGGCGGTATTCTACGATGGTGTTATGTGGTATGCCGCATCCCCTACTAAGGAACACGCCGAAGGTGTGGCACGGCAGATTAAGGTCAAGTGATCGCAGACCCTGTCGGTAGGTGGTCAGACCGTCAGAAAGGTTTACTGATATGTATGTTTTGAGGAAAGTATCTTACTACACTAACGGAACAACAGCAACAGGCTATTTCATGCGAGTCGCATTCGGTATCATGATTGATATTACGCTTCACATCGAAGAAGCAAAGCAGTTCAAGACTAAGAAGGAAGCAATGCAAACCATCAAAACACTTGGACTTGGGCATGGGTGGGAAGCTGTAAAGGGCTGATGTGATTCCCTTGTCGGTGGGTGGTTAAACCGTCAGAAAGGATTCGAGATGAAAGAGAAGGCAAGACAGATAATGGCAGAGAACATCGAATACTACTACGATACCAAGTATGGCAACCCCGACCCTCGGGATCGCTTCGCCGCACAGGAAGCGATGTGTGCCGTAAAGGAAGCGTTCATCGACCTTGGTGTCCTGACAGCAGAGGAAATCAAAGCAATGCGTCATGAGATTCATGACAGAAAGAAGGTAGAGTATGAAAAAGCGTAAGGTACTGGAGATCAACACTTGCGGACAGCATCTGAAGGGATACTACGAGGAAGGAAAGATAAATCCTTGGAGACTGTACAAGGTGGAATGGAAAACCCGGAAATGTGGCTGTGGCATGAGTGAAAGCAAGGTGATGATTGCGAAGTATGCCAACTTCATCAGCATGATGTGCTTGCTTAAAGACTACTTCTCTACGAGCGCAGAAGCATGGAAAGACTGAACAGAAACCTATTGATTGTAATCATGAATAATGATATATTTATCCCGAAGGGAGTGAAATATATATGGATACGAAGAAAGTATTGAACCAAGTCTTGGCTGAACGTGGCATGAAGATGCCCGATCTAGCAGAAAAACTGGATGTGCATACACCAAACCTAAGAAACAAGGTAAGCAGAGATGCCTACAGCTTCAAGGATTTTGAAGCGATGATGGACGTACTTGGATGTGATATCCAAGTAGTGACAAGGGACACACACAAAGTATTCTACTAAAGAAAACAGGGAGCGCACTGCTCCCTTTTCTATTCCTTCACTTCCACCACATCGTCGGCTTCTATGATGATGTCTGCCTGTGGTTTTTCTTCCAGTTCAGGCACGACCACTGATGCTTCGATAAACTTATACCTCTGCATGACATCCTGCGCAGACTGACTGTCTGTTAACTGGTTGTTTACGTTGATGTCCACCGCATCACGGAATCCGAAATAATTCTTTTGCAACCATATGACGTAAGTGCCTAGCAAAGGATTGTTAAAGCCCACTTGTGACAGTGACGCTTCCATCCATCTCGTTGCCGCCTGAAGGATATCCCTTACTTTTTGCGATGACTTACATCTACCATCCCTGTAGTCTATCAGTGTTGGCCTTTTCATCCCTATAACAAATGCATAATCTGACAGTGTTGGCACTAGATTGAGTTCCATACACGCATTCCTATAGTCCTCTGTCCGCTCGATCAGTGCCTTGGCTTCCGGATCGTGCATATCAACAGGAGTTGCCCAAAAGAAACGGTCATACAATTTCATCTGTGATTCCGTCAGTCCGTTGAGGTATGATTTCTTTGCGCCGTTGCCTCTCTTCTGCTTCTTCTTTTCTTCTGCCATGT